TCCTACTAAGCTAGATGATATTATCTTAGATGAACGCACCCGTAATATAGTTAAAGAGTTTAAAGATGAAATACCTAATCTTCTCTTTGTTGGTAATCCTGGTACTGGTAAGACCACCCTTGCTAGAGTCATCGTTAATGATATTCTTGGGTGTAATTACCTTTATATTAACGCTTCTGACGAATCTGGTATTGATACTATTCGACATAATATTACTAATTTTGCTCAAACTAAGTCATTTGATGGTGGGGTTAAGGTAGTAATATTAGATGAAGCTGACGGGCTAACGCCTCAGGCACAAGCTGCTTTGCGTAACACTATGGAGACGTTTGCTAAGTACTGTAGGTTTATTCTTACAGCTAACTATAAGCATAAAATTATTCCTGCCTTGCAATCAAGATGTCAGGCTCTAGATATTAAACCTGTAGTAGAGCTTGCTGTAAAGCGTTGTTATCATATCCTTAAAAATGAAAATGTTAAAGTATCAGACGAACAAAAGATTAAATTCATCCAACTCGTTAAGCGTCACTTCCCCGATTTACGGAAAGCGATCAATGAGCTTCAAAAGAACGTTATTGATTCAGAGCTGTGTATTGCTAGCGTTACTAGCGATAACGAGCTTCTCGAAACAGTCTATAAAAAA